TTCTGGCGCACCTTCTGGAACCCGGTTGCGATCAGCGTCTGTTCAATGGATGGATCCTCTTCGAGTTCAGAGTCCCAATACTTCTTCTCATTCGGCTCACTGTCATCGAGGGCGATCCCACGGAACACATGCAGCATTTCCGGCTTCGCTTCTACCTCGTAGTACTCGGCCACGTAGACCATATCGGGGGTGACCCAATCAAACTCTCGACGGTAGACCGCTTTCGGCCACGTGGTTGGGTCTTCGCCAAATTCTTCTTTGTAGCCATGGGTTGTGTAGCTCGACAGCACCCAGCAGCGCTTGGCATCGCGCTTGTCCTGCCGCTTTGCATCCAGGTCGAAGTAAACGGAGCTATCAGCATCCGGGATCGGTTCAATTCGGATGCGCTGCTGGTCGTCATCCTCGCTCTCTTCGTCCTCGTAGCAGGCCCGAAGGCGCCACGCGCCGAAGCCACCGCCGACTGCTTCCTCGAAAGCGTTGTCATAGGCTTCCTCGGCGCAGCTGTCCTGCTCGTCAGCTCGGTACAGTCCATCGCAGGTGTCGGCCAGTTGATCATCCTGTGTGCCATCCTTCGGCACGTAATCCACGGTCACGCGGTTGTTGCGGTACTCGTTGAAGATGCGGATAACCGCCAGGTGGATCTTGTTGACTTCGAATCTAGGCTTGTTCTCGAACTGTTCCTGTAGTGGCCCTTCCCACTGAGCGCCCGCGATGGAGTAGAAGCGACGATCTGCTACGCATTGCATGCGCTCATTGCGTAGTGATGCCTGAACACGGTCGAACTCACGAATAGCCCTGTCATGGACATCGAGCAAGCGCTCTTCGTTGGTCTGTCGTGGCATTTTTATAGCCTATCGAAAATCAATTATCGATAGTTTACATCTATTGCTTGTCAGCGTGAACAGATTTGTGCTATCTGCGACCCCATACTGACGCCATCGGGATAGGAGTGACCGATGCGGCTTCCGGTGCCGGAGCGGCTTGAACCATCGTGATAGCATCAAACGTCGGGTCAAGCTGGTCGTCGTGCACGCCTCCTGGGAATGAGGCTGCCTCAGCCAGATAATCCGACAACCACGGCGCATCAATTGGTAGCAGCACGTTACCGCTCTCGATGAATGGTGCAGCATCATGGCCGCGCGACAGTTTGTCCTTGTTGCGCTGGACTGGCAGGATTGCGATACCTTCTCTGCGTAGGGTCTGAATCAGTCCCGTCCCACTTACCTTGTCTTCGACCATCATGGCGCGTAGTGTCGCTCCAGTGGCACGATGCTTGTGCCAGAAAGCGCGTGCTTGGACAAGCAACTCTGGCGCCTCCCATTTACCACGCACTTGATCGATGAGCACGGCCTGCCCGACAGTCGAGCGACCCCAACATTGGAACACGGAGTAGTCGTTCTCTTCGCCGGTCTTCTGCGCTGTGTCAGCCGTAATAATGCGGAATTCGAGCGCCGGCAGCACGGTGTAATACTTAAACCATGCCTCCTTGATAATCCCACCGCCACGCGGGGCCGGGCGCTGCTGAAGCTGGCCAGCTGTGCCATATGAACCGAGGGTGCGCTCCAATTCCTGCACTTGGGCCTCACTGAACCGCTCGGGAAACATCAGCTCACCCTCCGTCGTACGCGGGTCAGTCCAGCCGATCGACGTCGTGCAGCGGTGCGCGGGCTCGAAACGCATGGGGATGCACAAGTGTTCGTATGGCAGATTCATAGCCTTGATGACGCCCGAAACATCCTTCTCGTTCAGGCGCTGCATTACAACCACGATGGCCGATTTGTCGTTGTTCACGCGCGTCGGGAGCGTCTCAGTGAACGCGAGCCTGGCCTCTTCAAGCGCCGCGTCGGAATTGGCATTGTCCGCGCTAATGGGATCATCAAGGATTACGCGATCGCCGCGCACACCGGTCATGGACGTGAATGCGCGCGCCTGCCGAAACCCTTTTCGCACATTCCCGAACTCGCGTTTACCGTCCAGGTCGCGTGCCAGTTCGATCGGCCATAGGCTCTGATACCAACCTGACTTGATCAGGTCGCGGCACTTGCGGTTGTCGCGGATCGCGAGCGTTTCCTCGTGCGCAGTACCGACAAAGCGCATTTCGGCCAGATCACGCGGCCCCCACTCCCATGCCGGCCAGATCACGCCAGTCAGGAGCGACTTCATAGACCCCGGCGGCACGTTCATGAGCAAGCGCGTGATCTTTCCGTTCGTCACGGCTTCCAAATGCTCGCAGATGGCGTCCAGTGCCCAGCCCCATTTCAACTCTGCGGCGGGCTCCAGCACATGCCATGCGCGCTTGGCGAACTCGGCCAACGAACGGCGGCATAACTCACGCTCGACGGCGAGAAGGTCAGCTTGCGTTAGCTGCATCTCTCGCCTTCAGGATTGCGGCCAGTATTTCCGTTGATAGGCCCGTAACGTTCAAGGTCGATTCTGTCTTAAGCGGGCCATCATCTTTCCCTGTTACCTGGAGCGGCAGCAGCTTCGGATAGATAGTGCCCCAAAATACACGCTCGTTCTGCGGCTCCTCCTGCGCCCAGGCGACGAGGCGCGCAGTCCCGCCTAATTGCTCTGCGGCAAGTGCAATAGCCTCTTTGGCGGTTTGGGTCATCTTATTTGGCGTGCCTTTCACTCGACCACCAGTCTTTTGCCCTTTTGCCATCGAAACCTCCCTACTTTAGATTATTGGCTCGTTCAACTGCCAGTCGCAACAATTCCGTCCGTGTTACTGTTTTCTCTTGCCCTGGGACTGTATAAAGCCTCTTTCTGGCAATTCGCTCCTGCTTTCGCCGCAATGATTCTGTCCTCGGCAATTTTGGCTTTGTTCCTAGAACGGTAACGGGCCGCTTTTTCCCATTGTGCAGCATTAAGTGATCGGCGCCCTCAATCAAAACAAGATTCATCGGATTATCATTGCTGTGGTCGCCGTCAATGTGATGGATGTGAAATCCATCAGCCATCATGCGGCGCAGCCATTCAACTGTTCTATTTGGATGATCGGCAAGCCACACAAGGTGGTACGACTCAAGTTCTATTTTTTTGTCCATGTCCCAAATATCGTTCGGCTTTAATTTTGCCACCAATCAACCGCCCTGCGGGAGATTGTCATCGGCAGACTTCTCCGCGATCTCTCGCGCGCCTTGGTCAAACACTATGGCGAGCCAGATAGCAGCCGCAAAGCCAGCAAAGAAGCTGAGGATGATGAATGCGGCGATGGGGAAATCGGCTTCGGTCATAATAGGGCCTCTTCACGAATGCTGATAACGCGATAAAAGCGCCCATTGATGTTGATCGTGTCACCGGCGCGAATCAGATCTCCGCAGGCGCGAAGCTCAGATGTGCGCCAATTACCACGGCCGCGTGGTTTGATCGTCAAGATATGCATGCTGTCTCCTTAATTGCCCATTCACTGGGCACCATACTTCTCGGGCTCTCGAACGTATGCCGTGCCACCACGGACGCAGGCCACATCCCGAGGCTGAAGTCGTTGTAGGTGACTACGGGCGGTTCACACATTAGAGCAACGTTTCGATTGAGCGGGCGTGGGTATGATTGGATGAACTGTTCAAACTGTTCTTTCGTTACGGGCTTCATGCTGCCTCCATAACGTTTGCCAGCACGTACATGGCTAGGATGAAGGCCATGCCCATTAGCCAACCGAGCGACAGCGCGGCACGCGGTCCCAGACTCAAATGTTTAATCACGGCCTCTCCACCGTATATCCCGAACAGGGTTATGAAAATTCCCACAAAGCTGCTGATCATGCTTTCTCCTTCAGCGTTCGCAGATCGGAACGGAATTGTTCCTTCATGGCGATTAGCTCGGGAATCGTCCAGCCGCCACCTGATTGGTCAGACTCCAGCGCTTCGACAGTGGTCAGGCCGTAGCGGGCAATTAGGCCAATGCGATAGTCGGCCGCATTACCGGCGCGGTACCGGTTGCATTTTTTGCATTGGCCGTGCGCATTGCGTAAGTCAAAGCGCAGATGTGGTGCGCTGCCACGGCTTCGGTAGTGGCCACAGTCGTAGCCGCCGCCGGGCTGGTCGGCCAGCATTGCCAGCACGGTCGGGCAGCTGATACAGGTCTCGTTGCGGTCCCGGAAGCGCACGAGGGCATTGAAGGCTGCCTGGGTCTCGGCGATGTGTTGCGAGCGTGTCTTGATCTTCGCCTTTCGTTCGCGCGTCTCCTTGCGCTCCTGCTTCTCGCGGTCCAATCGCCCCTGTTCTGCCGCGCAGGCTACGGAACATACTCGCATTCCCATCCGCTGCGGCCTGAACGTCTCGGCACAGATGCTGCATTTCCTCTGCCGGAACGTTGGCGTCGACTTGAGGATAGGCCCGCGCTGTCCGAGCGGAGCCTTGCGCTTGAGAGGCGAGCGGGTGAAGGTCATGGCGCCCTCCGATTCCAGCGGCTGATGGCACAATCAATGTATGCGCCTGTTCCTCGGTAATCGGCAACGTCCTGACCATCATCCACGCTTGGTTTCACAGCACATTTTGAATTTGCGCAGTACACGCCGCCGCCGGCACTCCCGGCAATGCGTGCCTTTACATCTTTCAGGAGCGGCCAAGTTTTCGGTTTCTTCCCGCAGAAAGGACATGGAAGAGGCGTCAGCTTTGGACGCCATTGGCAGGAGTCTTTCGGATTCATGCGTGGCCTCGCATTTCGCGCAACGTCCGCCAATGCCAATTCCCCCTTCGGTGATGCCTACGGCGCGGAACCGGTGCGTTCTCGACGTACCACATGGTGTCGTAGACGCTCTTGTAGCAGCCCAAGTAACCGCCCTCGCGCTGATTGCGGGATTTCGTGAACTGCTTCATTTCCACTCGCTCCTGGGCAGCAGGCGAGCAGTGAGAGTCTTTGTATCGATCTCGACGCGGCCATAGTCGCCGTACATGAAGTACTCATCACAGAACTTTTCCTGCTTATCTTCGCTGCGCGGATGGCGCGCCATCATGATTTCGTAAATGGCGTCCGGACTCTTAAAATTGATGACGATCTTCATTCAGTCTCTCCCGTGTCGTTGTTGCCGCCCGGAGGACGGGCGGGGTGGTGGCGTCAGGCTGCGGCTTCGTGCAGCTGCTGCTTGAGCGCGTAGCCCATCAGCGGCCAGATCTTCTGCACGGCGTTGGCACGCGCGATCTCGCGGCCGATGCCCACGTCGAAGTTCTCGGGCGACGCGCATGCGCTCTCGCCGGTGACGGTGAAGCCGTTGCGCAGGACCAGGATGCAGAACGTGAGCAGCGGCAGCGAGGCCGGGACGTGCGTGTTCGCGTCGATGTCGATGCAGGCGCCGCTGTACGAGCGGGTCGGCAGGCTGTCGATGATGCTGTTCTTGCGCTCCCGTGCCTCGCGGTCAGCCGGGTCGGACGTGATGTAGGCGAAGCGCACGGCATCGGCAGCCGTGAAATACACCTCGTGCGCGATGTTCGCCTCGATGTCCGCCGACGTGACTCGCGGCGCGGTCTTGCCATTTGCCTGGATTTCCTGCTCGATTGCTTGGTCGTTCATGTCTGCCTTTCAGGTTGTGGTGCTGCGCTTGGTACGCTCTCGCGCGAAATAGTCTCGTCAGGCCCTCATCCGCACGCCCAGGCGGAGCATTAGCAGGGCGAATTGCAGGCCGGCGATGGCTTCTAGCTGGTATTGCTGTTTTTTCATGTCGTAGTCTCCTGTGCTGGCTTTATGCGAACAGCGGATCTTGCGTTTGCTTCGTGGGTTCGGGCGCGAATAATTGACCTTGTGCGACGGCTTGCTCGATGCGCTTGCAGGCGATGTCGAAGTACTTCGTCTCGCGCTCGACACCGATAAACGGCCGGCCAAGCTGGATTGCAGCTACTCCGGTCGAACCTGACCCCATGAATGGGTCGCAGACTATCCCGGCGGTCCACCTGATGAATGCCGCCATCAGCCCAACTGGTTTCTCGGTT